TGGGCTAGGTTTATCGGTCAGGCAGAGCCTTTCTTAGCAGATGTCAAGGCGAGGTTTGGTTTGGATGATTATAAGCTGGTGCTAGACGAAACAACGACTACGCCAGACCTAATTGATCGCAATGTCTTGTATGCCAAGGTTTACCTGAAACCAACCAGAGCAATTGAATTTGTTGCGGTTGACTTTATCATTAGTAATACAGGCGCATCTTTTGAGGATTAAAACTATTTATAGAAGATTAGGAGAATTATAAATGGCCGTCAATAAAGCAACACCAATCCCACCGTGGGCATCAGTAAACATAGAGCCTAAAAGAGCTTTTAAGTTTATTTTAACACTTGGAGACATCCCAGCATGGGTCGTCAAAGATGCTAGTCGTCCGAGTCCAAGCTTTACCGGTGACGTAACCCATGACTTTTTAGGCCATCAATTTAAATACCCCGGCAAGGTTCAGTGGCAAGACGTTAGTGTTACTTTAGTAGAACCAATTGATCCTGATGTTTCCGGTCTTATGTTGGATTCTATTGTCAAGGCTGGCTATAATCTGCCTTCAACGTGGACTGCTGATAATGAGGGTTGGAGAAACACTCTTTCCAAAAAGGGCTTTGTTGACGGAAACTTGGGTGATATTGCGATTAAGGTTTTAGACTCGGATGGTAATGTTGTTGAGCGCTGGACCCTTCGTAATCCCTATATTAGCGCCCTGACCTATTCTAAACTAGACTATGCGCAGGCCGCCATCAACACTATTTCTATAACCTTTAAATATGATTATGCAGATTTGGCGATCTTTGAACAGAACCAAAACTCAACTGTCGCATAATTATATAGATGGGCGCTTCTGAAACAATAAATAAACGTAGTCGTATACGTCAGCAAATTGCTAAACAGGAACAGGCTGCTGGTGTTGGTGACGCATACTTTAATGCGGTAAGAACTTCTCTTCAAAGTTCATTTAGATTTTTATTAAGAATTAATGGAATTCCCTTTGCCTTGGTTTCAGACGTTGATCGTCCCAATCCACAGTTTGGCGCCACAAAAGATTTTCAACTTTTAAACTGGAAATTTAAATACCCTGCAGGCACTGTCGCTTGGAACGATGTTAATTTTACAATTAGAGAAGTATTTGAAAATAGCGTTGTTGACTCTGTTGCTGGTATTGTTTTAAATAAATATAAGGCGATTGGCCATGATAATCCGATGCAGGTTGATTCAAATAATTTAAAAGATATGAGCAAATCTGCCTTAATGGCATCATTAGGAGATGTTATAATAGAGGTTATAAATCCCGAAGGTGACATATATGAGCAATGGAGACTTCACGGTGCTTTTATTAAAAGCATTTCTTTCTCTAAACTTTCCTATGGTTCGCCGGCCTTGGTGGGAACGACAATCGGCCTAAGTTATGACTGGGCTACATTAACGTACACCGATGATCGGGGCAGACAAAAAACTTATTAAAGAGGCATGAATGAAACAGTTTAATATGGATGACTCATCCGGAGCGCACGAGCTTAATGGAATGACTCATTATGTTACTTTGCCAACAAGGGGCGCACATTATTCTAAAGATCACCCACTTTTTGGTCAAGAAACAATTGAAATAAAAATGTTAACCACCAAAGAAGAGGATATTTTAACAAACACTTCTTATATAGAGAAAGAAGTCGTGTTGGATAAATTTTTAGAAAGCATTATTGTTAATAAAAATATCAAACACAGTATATTACACGATACAGATCAAATGGCAATATTGATAGCTTCAAGAGTTGAAGCATACGGTGAGGATTATCCTATTATCATTAATTGCCAAAAATGTACTGAAGAATATGACCATGATATTGATTTATCAAGTATGTTAAAAAATGAAATTGAAAGTGAATTGGAAACTACGGGCCACGGTACATCAATTGTGGAGTTACCTAAATCACAAGCGACTCTAGAATTTCGGAATCTCTTGCCGTTTGAAGCCCAATCGATTGAAAAGACAATTGAAAGAATGAAGAAAAACGGAATTAATACAAGTTTCGTTAATGAATTTTATCAACGTATTATACAAAGTATAGATGGCAATACAGATGGTGAGGTGATTGCCAGTTTTATTAAAAAAATGCCCATTAGAGACTCTAGAGTACTAAAGAAGGCATATGAAGGCTCTATTCCAAGAATAGATACCAATTTTCAGTCTACATGCAACGCTTGCGGACATGAAAATAAAGGAGGTTTGCCCATTCAGGCGAGCTTTTTTTTCCCTGAATTCTAATTATGTAAAGGGTGTATATGAAAATATGATGATATTTATTTGGAAAGCTGGTTGGACGTATAGAGATATATACAACATGCCGATAGGCAAAAGAAACTGGCTTTTTGACACTTTCGCTGAAATAAACGAGAAAGCGATGACGCCCCCGGAAGAGGAATAATAAATGGCTCCCAAAACCAACGCCGAATTGGCTGCTGCAATTGCGGAGAAACTCCCAGAGCTAGCCGGCCAGTATGCAGAACTAAAAACATTCCAAAAGGGAATGACCCTCCTGACCGCTGGCCTTAAAAGCAACGTGTCGGCAGTGGTTGGTGCTCTTGTAGAAACCCAAAAGGCGAGCGTTGAAGCTTCAAAGGTTTTGGGCGCAGGGTTCAACGCAGAGGTCCAAAGATCTTTAGAGCTTTTTAAAGAACTTTCAGGTGAAAAGGGACTTGGCATTAAGCTTGAAGACACCAAGCAGGCTGCTTTTGAAATAGGAAAAACTTTTAAAAACACGGCGTTTGAAACAAGAGATTCTATGGACACCATGTCAGCCGCGACAAGTAAATATGCCAATATAGTGAAAACATCAGACATGGCCGGCATGTTAAAAACTTTTGCCTTTCAAACGGGCATGGGCGCTAAAGGAGCTTCTAGCTTTGCAGAAAAAATGATTGGCTTATCAGATGCTATGCACAGGCCGCCAGAACAATTATTAAAATTATCATCTGAGCTTATTAATACAAATATTGCCTTTGGTTCAACTGATGACGCGGTTGGAAGACTAGCCTTAAGGACAGACAAATTTGCTCATTCTTTGGGTATTTCTGCCGAAAAGGTGAAAGGCTTGTTGGGTGGCATGATGACAATTGGTGACAGACAGCAAGCATCTGCACGTTTATCACAAATTGGGATGATGGTCTCGCAACAAACTGGACAAGATGTCGATGTTGATATTCAAGGATTGTTAAGTTCTGATCCCAATGTGCAACTAAGCGCGTTCAAAACTACTTTAAAGTCGCTTTCTAAGGCCTCGCGCAATTTAGACCCATCGCAGCGAAGAGCGCTGGCTCTTTCATTAGTACAATCAACGAAAGGGGGAGCGGCGATTGGGTACAAAGGCGTCCAAGCCGCCTTGTCTGACTACACAAAGATAGACAAAATAACAGACGACGCAAAAGACCGTCGCGCCGCTGTCGACAAGGCTGCTGAGAGTCCGGGCGCATTCGGAGGATTTTTCAATAAACAGGGAGGTCTGGACGATGCACGGGTTAAGGAGTTTGCCACCATCGCCGCGAAAGCTGAAGAGGCCTTTGCTGCGAAGAGGCTGGATTTTGTCACCGACAGCCTCAAAACTGCGACCCGCTCAACAAAAAATCTTGTTGAGTTGGCTTTAATTGCCGACAAGAAGAGCTTGGAAATACTTAGTGCGACTTCTTCATTCGTAGGGAGTACTATACAGAGCCTTTCAAACATAACACACACTTTTATAACGGCCCTCACCGCTGCCGGCAGCAATACTGTAAAGCAGCTAGCCGCTTTGAAAAAACTACAAGAGGACATCGCAGATCTGCAAAGAACCACAGTAACAAATGCAGCCGCCATCGCCCGCAGGGCGGTGAGACCGACCCCGGGCGGCACATCGACGCCATGATGCCCGGGCGGTAATTAATACTCCATAAAAAAATGTTGGAGATATTTATAGTATGACAATAACTTTAGGAAATACATTAAAGGGTCTTCTTGGTGGCGGCGGCCCTTTAACTGATCAATTGTTTGGTTCTGCTGGCAACGATCCGACTTTGAATAGCGCCTTGCCGGCAGAGGCAAATATAAGAGAAAAATTGTGGTTTTCCAATATCCGCATTAAATTTCCAACAACGGCAGGGTCCATGCCATATTTGAATAGCTTTGGTGGCCAGTCGCTTTCTTTTCCGGCGTACATATCAGCGTTTTCAGATACGTTTTCACCCTCTTTTAGTCAAGTGTCGGTATACGGAAGAACTGATTCAATACCGGTATATAGTAAAACTTCAAGAAGTATCTCTGTTTCGTTGGTAATTCCTTGTTTCGACGCCAACGATGCAAACGAAAATATGAAAAAGATAAATCAGTTTATTAAAAATCTTTATCCGTCTTATAAATCATTTAAGGGTGATTTAGTTTTATCTTCACCGCCCTTAGTTAGAGTTCGGTTTGCAAATTTGATTTTAAATCATGAGTTTGGAAACGGGCTGCTTGGATATATCAAAAGTTTTAGTTGGAATTTTACACCTTCTGATGGTTTTTATTTTGGCAAGGACAAGAATAATACCAGCAATTTATTTTTTAGGTCATATACTTTATCGTTTAGCTTTGACGTATTACACGAGTCTGTGATTGGTTTTAAAGACGGGGCCTTTAACTCTTCAAACCAGAATTATCCGTATAGAACGGCGACAGACATTCAAAATCCGATACAATCTGGAAAAATTCAGTCAAATCCAGCAATTTCCAAAGATGTCAACGAGGCAAAACTTTTAGGAGGAGGATAACCATGACAGTTTCCAGATACTCTACAACTTCAGAGCAAGTGTTGGTAGATAGTGATTATAAAAAGGTTTATTCAGAAAAGTTCAATAAAAATAAAAGACTTTTTTTGTCGAAATTGGCGACATTAAATATAAAATATCCAGAATTTTCCGACGTTTTAAATTTTGATTATGCTAGCCATGTTTGGTCTGCGGGGGATAGATATTATAAATTGTCTTTTCAACACTATGGAGATCCTCAATATTGGTGGGTTATTGCTTGGTTTAATAAGAAACCAACCGAGGGTCATGTTTCTGCCGGCGATATAATAAGGGTGCCAAAGCCAATTGGTGAAGTGTTATCGACTTTGGGGTACTAAATGAGTTCGATAGATTTTTACAGTCCATACGCAACAACGAAAGAAAAGGACCAGATGAAGCAGGCTATGCTGACACAGGTCTTACTTCCACAGATAAGTAATAATAGTAATAAAGAATTATTTGAGTTCTTTAAGGGCAAAAAGACAAATTTGCTTGATAAAGAATTTCTTAACGATAGTAGCAAAATAGTTTCTTTAAATTCTGCATATGGATGTGATCTTGAGACACAGTTGAGGTTTATGTGGTCCAAAGACAGGGTAAAACACATAGAATTTATGCAGTCCATAAGGCCAGAACAGCTTGCTGTGTTGGTCCCATATGCTAGATTTTATGTATCAGATAACGCTGTTAATGCCCCTAACGCTGTTTTAAAAAATGCTCTTCCAGTAGCGTTTGATAAAAGTTTTGATACAAATTATTTTAAAAGCAATCTTAATAACATTTCAAGAGGCGAGGCTGCGGGTATCAAGTCGATTCGTGTCAATAAAGCTTATAACGTTACAGCAGATTATGATCCAATAACCTTGAATGCCAGTTTTTTCTTTTCCTCTTACGATGTTTTAATGAATAAACCGGCAATTGATCGAGAGTATCTATTTGGTTTTAGTTATGGCGGCAACCGTGCAGGCGCAGCCACAAGACGTTGGAATTTTAATAATTTTTCTCTAGAAGAAGTAAAAAATATTTCGTATAAAGAATTGCTGACCATATCTGGTACTGGTAAGTTCAAATTGTTTTTAGAGTATGGCTGGAGCGTTCCGACGAATGTTTCGTCAGAATTGATCAGTCCAAGCGAAAAGGCACTAATTGAGAAATTTGAAAAGGTTTTTTATGCTATCTCGCCGGTAACACATAATATCGGCTTTAATGAAGATGGTAGTTTTTCACTCGATGTTGAATATGTACCAGTCCCTATCCGCACCCTAACAGAGACAAACGACTTTAAAGCTTCTTTCTTTTCTGATAGTGGGCTTTTTAATATGTTGAAAGACGATTTGAGAGTAGATCATGCGGGTTTAATAAAGGAAATAGAGGAAAAACAAACAAAGATTAAAAATATAAAGGCCATTTTGAAAGCCGGCGACAAGGATCCCCAAGTAAAAACACAATTAAATAAAAGCATAAAAAGGTTAGAGGCGGAAATAAAGGGGAAAGCCCCGGGACCAGTTTACACAAAAGCAATTATACAAGCATTAAACAAGAATAAAAAATATACTTTAAGTTATTCTATTGGTCATGAAGAGGGCATCCTCAAGTCGCCCACACCAGAGATAACAGTTACTAATTATAAAACCCGAGTTTATGTTAAAATTGACAAAATCAAGGAAGGAAAACCAGTAAATTCAGCAAAGTTCCAAAAGGAATATACCCTTCCATCGTTTATGACAAAGATAGAGAACTATGGCGCCGAAAAAAAGACCCGGGCCGTCCAATTCGCAGTCGCATTCGCAGTCGATGATGCGCTTGAAGCCGCGTTAATAAAGGAGAAAGTACCCAAATTCTTAGAAAATGGTAAAATGGTGTCACACATATTAAAAAATGTGTTGCCTGAGACTATCCCTTCTATTAAGGACACCAAGATGGCAAACCCCGGTCTGCCCCAAAGTCAAATCGCCGGGTGGGCAGCAACGAAGAAAGACATATATGCTACACAAATAAATTTCGTTTTTCTCAAGGACTTTTTGGATTTGATGTATCGGTTTGTAGATGGTCAGAACGGAATGCAGTTGCCGGTTTGTATTTTGGGCAACATCGCAGCACCGCTGCCAAATGGCTATAAATATTGGTGTAATATAGGAGACATTCCCATAGAAATAAACAGGCTCACCGCCATATTATCAAACTTTTTCAATAAAAGACCAATGGCTTCTTTGAACGATTTATTACACTATATTCTTCAAACTGCTGTTCCAGATATCATGACCAATCCCGAAACAAGATCGGGGCTGCCTACAATATCTTTTCCGTATTTTAATTTTCAAACAATCAAGTGGCTGTCTGATTCTAAAATAAAACCAACTTTATTAAATCAGTTGTTGCGGGGTGAAGAGAAAGCACTTATTTCATTATCAGAAAAGTACTTTAACGATTCAGCATTCGGTGCAGGTTTGGGCTGTATTTTTGTTGGCCAAACTTCAAGTTTACAGCATGAGAACTCAAATGTCTTCATATCTAAAAGAATAGAAGCCTTTTCACAGAATTTTTTCAATAATGAGAAAAAAATAATAGATGCCGGCATCGGCAAGCTGGTCATCGGCGCATCTGATGGCCTGTTAATCTCTATGAATTTTGGGTCGAATACTGACGCGTCTTTGAAAAACTTGAATTATGAATTTTCCAAGACTCGGGGTGGAGGCTCTGCTCAAATTATATCGGCCAATTTTCAATATACTATGAACGCCACTCTGTTTGGAAATAGAATTTATGAATTTAGTAATTTAGTTTTTGTTCCAAGCTATTCTCTTGGTAAAATGAATCCGTCTGTATCCGAGGGAAGTTTGGATCAACTTAAGACAGACGATTTTGAGATTGCCGGCCTGTATGCAGTTGCTAGTGTTACTGACAATCTGGATTTAACAACAAACACATATCGTAAAACAATTACCGGAAACACCGTCTTAAGAGAGTCTAGGTTAATAATAAATCAACTTAAATACGGCGGCCCCTATAGGCGCTCGCCCGACGCCAAGATGCGGTTCCCCGCCTTAGCCAATACATCTTTATCTGTTTATGTGTTAGACAACGCAGATGAAATTGA